TGAAAGACTAATGGCATCAAATCTAAGAACTGCAACAGCAGATAATGACATTAACGCTATTAGATCCACTGGTATGTTACCAGAGGGTTACACAGTTAATGACTTTTTAACTGATACTGATGCATTCTTCATCTTAACAGATGCTCCAAGAGGGTTCATGCACTTTGAAAGAGTGCCATTAGCTACTCAAATGGAGGCAGATTTTGATACTGGCAACATGAGATTCAAGGCTAGAGAAAGATATAGTTTTGGATTCTCTGATCCAAGATGTGTCTTCGGATCAAAAGGTGCATAATTTTAATTCCTAATCCTCACCGAGCAGGAATATAAGGAGCGGCTTTACAGTCGCTCTTTTTTTATGTTATAGTTTTTTTAATACCTTGACGAAGAATTAACTTCGACATTGCCAAGACAAGGAGATTAACATGGCAACAACAACTTTTTCTGGTCCAGTCAGATCTATAGGCGGATTTACATCAGTAAGTAAAAACGCCACAACTGGAGCGTTCACTACACAATCTAGTATTAGTTCAGCAGGTGTAACATCTTTTGATGCCAACACAATGGCTGTTGAAGCAGGCACTGGTATAACAACTGGTTCTGGAACTGTTTACAGAAGTTCTGTACAAAGAGTTGGTGGAATAATTACAACGAGAATTCTAATTGATTTAACTGGTTTAAGATCAACAGGATCTGGCGATATTATTGGTGTTAATGGAACATCATTAGTTTGTCACATTGGGCAAATTACAGCAGCTAGAAATGGTACAATCTTAACAGGTAGTATGGAATGTTTTGAAGCACCTGCAGGTGGTGATCCAGACATTAACGTGCATTCTGCTACAGAGGGCACAGGTGTTGAAGATGGAGCTATCGGTGATTTAACTGAGACATTATTGGTTGACGCTGGTGATGCAACACTTGGAAGTAAGGTTTACTTTACTGCTGTCCCAGCCGCTGACGAGTTTTTATACTTAACAACTGGTGCTGCTACAGATGCAGATTACACAGCAGGTAAGTTATTCATCGAGTTAATGGGTTACGAAGCTTAGTTAGGAGAGTGATATGGCAGGTCGTTCAGACGTACGAGCACTCACAGTTAGTGATGAAAATGCAGCAAGCACCACAAGAATAGCTGCTGCCGCTAGACCAACTGCAGCATTTACTTTAGCTAACACCGATCATGCGGGTGGAGCAGGAAGAAATGTAACAGTGACAACAACTGGCACTGGAGACAGTGGAAAGACTGTTACTGTCGTTGGCACAGATGTTTTTGGCAATGCTTTGACTGAAGTTATTACTTCGACAGGCTCTGCTGAAACAGTGGCAGGAACAAGTATATTTTTGTCGATATCTTCAGCCACTTGTTCAGCACAATATGCAGCAAACGTTTCTGTTGGTTCTGGATCATTATGTGGACAAGCTATTTTTGGTGGCAGAACAAGATTGAAAGGTTTTTCTGTAACATCTGGAGGCACTGCAGGTGATGTTGAATTTTTCGATGGAACACCAGAAGATGGCACAGTTCTGTTTAAATCTAGAACAATAGGCACTGCTAACACTGTGATTGATAGAAATATACCAGACGAGGGTGTATTGTTTGCAAGTGGAATGTCTGTGAAATACACAGTTGACGTTTCAGATATGATGACTTTCTTCTTTGCATAGGAGAAATAATGTCTAGAAAAAAAGACAAACAACCACCTAAAACTAAAAAGTATTTCCGCCCCACTAAAAAAGGGGCGGGAATGACTAAGGCTGGTGTTGCTCGATATAGAAGAGAAAATCCTGGTAGTAAGCTAAAAACTGCGGTGACTGGTAAAGTTAAACCTGGTAGTAAAGCAGCTAAGAGACGCAAATCTTTTTGTGCTAGAAGTGCGGGTCAAATGAAAAAGTTTCCAAAAGCGGCAAAAGATCCGAATAGCCGTTTAAGACAAGCAAGAAGAAGATGGAAGTGTTAGATGACAAGTAAAGAATTATTAAAAATGTTAGAGAAACATGAAGAAGTTTGTAATGCTAGATTTGATGGTATTAATCAAAAACTTAATAAACTAGACAATAGATTATGGATGATAGTATCATTAATTATAGTCGCTAGTGGTTTGGAGCAACTAATATAATGACTATGGGTCGGTCACAAATGGCAAAACAAGTGACCAATCCGCCAAGAAAGAAAAAGTGGAGTGCCAAAAGAAAGAGAAAGATCAATTGCAAACGACCTAAAGGATTTTCTGAAAGAGCACATTGTGCCGCTAAAAAAAGGAGAAGTGGTAAAGGGTAATCCAGTTAAATACTGTGTTTACTGTAAACATAAAAAATGGTCATGTATTTGTAATAAACAAAGGAGAACATAATGCCAAAAGACGCATGTTATCATAAAGTTAAAGCTCGCTACAAAGTTTTTCCCTCAGCTTATGCCTCAGGAGCCATTGCAAAATGCAGAAAAGTCGGTGCTGCAAACTATGGCACTGGTGGTAAAAAGAAAAAAACCAAGAAAAAAGCTGAAGGCGGTGTAATCATGTTAAACAATGGTGGCGCAACGATGCCTAAAAATAATAGAAAACGTGCTAGTAAAAATAAAAATGTAGCACGAGGTTGTGGTGTTGTAATGAGAAGAAAAGAAACGTTTTACGCATAATGGCAGTTAGAAAAACAAAAGCTGGTTTAGCACTCAAGAGATGGTTCAAAGAAGACTGGAAAGATCAAAGAACTGGTAAACCTTGTGGTCGTCAAAAGGGTGAAAAAAGAGGCACTCCTTATTGTAGACCAACTAAACGTATTTCTAAGAAAACACCAAAAACTGCATCTGAGATGACAGCGGCTGAAAAACGTAGTAGGATAGCACAGAAGAAGAGACTAGGACAACCTGCGGGTAAGCCTAGAAGAGTTAAAGCACTTAAAAGGAAAAAGAAATGAACAAAAAAACCGCACTTAATAAAGCCATACAGAATGTAAAAAATAAAACAAATAATAAATCTAAAACAAAAGGTAAACTTAATCCTGGTCTTCAAGCTTTTTTAGCTAAGAAAAAGAAAAAAGCTAATAATAAAAAGAAAATGGTATAAATAATGGCAACTTCAAACTCCAGAGATTTTGAATTAGATGTTTCAGATGCAATAGAAGAAGCATATGAAAGATGTGGTTTAGAAGTTAAAACTGGATATGATCTAAGAACTGCTAGAAGATCTTTGAATATAATGTTTTCTGAATGGGCAAACAGAGGTTTAAATCTTTGGACAGTTGAACAAAAAACTCAAGCACTTACATCTGGAACTGCATCTTACACATTTACCGCAGATCATGCTGATTTACTTGAAGTTGTAATAAGAAGAAGTGGCACAGACTTTTCACTATCAAGAATGTCTAGAGGTGATTATTTAAACTTACCAAACAAAGATCAATCTGGACGGCCGAGTCAATATTATTTCGATAGACGAATTACACCTGCAGTGATTTTATGGCCAACACCAGACTCCAGTTTAGATAGTTTGATATATTATTATGTTCGTAGAATACAAGATGCAGACACCATGCAAAACACACATGACATTCCTTTTAGATTTTTACCTTGTTTAGTTGCAGGTTTGTCTTATTATCTATCAATGAAAAGGGCACCAGATAGAATACAAATACTCAAAAGTGTTTATGAAGAAGAATTTCAGAGAGCTAGTGATGAGGATGAAGATAGAGTGCCTCTTAAACTTACACCAGATATTAAATACTTGAGGGTGTAATGGCTAGATTTGCAAGTAACAAAAGAGCATTTGGATATTCAGAAAGATCTGGATTTAAATATAAATTAAAAGACATGAGAAAAGAATGGAATGGACTAACTGTTGGATATGACGAGTATGAAGCAAAACATCCACAATTAGATCCAATACGTGTAGGTCCTGATCCACAAGCTTTGAGAAACCCAAAACCTAGAGTTGAATTTATAAATGCAAAAGTTGAGTTTCCAATATTTGATTTACAAACTATTTCATTTAAAGAAAAACTTAAATTAGAATCAGCATTAGGCACTGTCACTGTGAGTACGTCATGAGTTTTACATTAGCAACACTCAAAACAGCTATT